CCGCCCTGGTGCTACTGCACAACAATGGGCGTTTGCAAGAGTTAATTCTTTTGTGACTAAAGGTAAAGGTACATGGGGTAAAGCAGACGCAGACCTTGCCGCAAAAGTTCGTGGCGAAGAAGTTGAAGATGTAAATAAGAAGACTGTCAAAACTATTCGTGAAGCACACATTGCTGAAGTCACATCAAATGACTTGCCAGACATGGGTGACGAAGACCCATACAAAGATGTTCAAGTACGTTTCGTTCCTTACGCAGTAAAGATTAAAGGTTTCCCTGAGTTTTATTTGTATTCAGTTAGCGTGTCAAAAGTACGTTCTGCTATTCGTATGACACTTAAAAGAATGGATGATATTGAGTACATTGAACGTGTGACTGATGCAGAAGTTCGTGGTGAGTATCGTCAAAGAGCATACGACCCAGGTAAACTTCAAGCAAAAGATGATAACCTGAAAGTAAGACAAGATGCTTACTACAGAGAATCCTATGGGTATGGCAGTGATGAACTTGTAAAAGCATATAAGAAAGCAACCCCAGGTGAACTAGAAGAAGCAACTCCACGATGGCTGAAAGAACTTATCGCCAAATACTTTGCCAAGAATAAGTATGAAAAAGCGGCACAGGGTCTTCTACGTTATGTTGATAAAATGGAAAAAGAAAAGCCAGGGAGACATGGGTTAGACTTCTATGCAGGTGAAGTTATTAGGTATGCAGGTTCTAAACTAGACGCTAAAATTCTTGCAAAAACTGCAAGGAAAATTCTTGCGACAGAAGCAATCTTCTATGCTAAAGATAACAACCTGTCACTGCACGAAATCTACAGACCTCATTCAGATATGTATTATCAGATTTTTGAGACTGCAAGAGAACTTGATGCTCAAGTTGACGGTACGGATAAATACTTACTAGAGCAAACTAATATTGGTGAATGGGAGCGTTATGATGGTGAATTCGTACCGCTTGATATTCCCCTTGTTGAAAATTGGATTGATGAAGAAAAAGACGTAGAACTAGGCAAACCCAAGCGTGGTGGTTCTAAGAAGTTCTATGTGTACGTTAAGAATGATAAGGGCAATGTAATCAAAGTTTCGTTTGGTGACACTTCTGGTCTTAAAGCAAAGATTAACGACAAAGACGCCGCTAAGAGTTTTGCGGCACGTCATCAATGTGATACGAAGAAAGATAGAACTACTCCGGGTTACTGGGCATGTCGATTGCCGATGTATGCGAAAGAACTTGGTCTTGAGGGTGGGGGAGACTACTTTTGGTAAACCCATACGCAGACCAAGGTAACACTAGAGTTTTCTCTAAAGACGTACTATCTGAAGAGTTAGTATGGCATAGAGATAAGAAAGATAGAACAGTTACGATACTTGAGGGTGATGGTTGGCAATTTCAAAGAGACAATGAATTGCCGTTTCATCTGAATGTGGGAGATGAAATTACCATCGAAGCACTTGAGTATCATCGTATTATTAAAGGCAAAACAGATTTAAAAATCGAAATTAAGGAGAACTAAGATGTCACTATTCAGAGACCCGCTGACAAAAGCACTTGCTGAAACAGCGCAAAATATTATGGAAAAGAAAGTCATGTGTGAAGCATGTGGTAAGATGCATGAAGAAGGTGCATGTTCCATGAATGAAAGCATTCAGTTGGTCGCAAAAGAACTGACTGCATATGCTAAGAAGCATGGTGGAATTGACAAGAAAGATATGCTCAAAGCGGCTGATATGATGAAATCAAATCAGACAAAAGAACTTGTCAAATTCGTAAATGACCTAGACACTGAACCAAGAGACCTCATCATTATGATGGTTGCAAATAATCTTGGTGTTAAGACTGCATCAAAGATGTTCAAGGTCAATATTCGTGCATCAAAAATGTATGAAGATATCGAACTTCCTGAAGAAATTACTGATGAAGACGCAGGCGACTTTGTTGTTGCCGCGGCTGCCGCTAAAAAAGCAGGCAAGAAGAAATTCAAATTTGGTGATAAAGAGTATCCAGTAACAATCAAAACTGATATTAAGACTGAAGAAGTGATTGCTGAAGAAGACCTCGATGAAGCACTGAAAATTACTCATGTTGTTATCGACACCGCTGACGGTGATAAGGTTGTCTCAATGGCATCTGATGAGAAAGGCGCAAAGTCTTCTATCGTTAGTGCAGAACGTCCTCCAATGTCAATCAAAGACAAAAAGACTTTAAAGGTTGTTAAGTTGAAGAAGCCTGCTGGTCAAAAAGCGGCTGATAAGTTGATTGGTTATCCACTCAAAGAAGAAGACTTGCAAGAGTACGGTTACGTTAAGTCCAACTATACAATAAAGCACAAGTCATTTTCTTCTGCAATTCAACATGCAGTAGAAGTCGCAATGAAAAAAGGTTACGAAGTAGACGCAGACGATTACGACCAGAAGGTTGCAATGGGTCCAAAGAAACCTTCAAAAGGCAAGACAAACTCTTATTCTATTAAGTTGACGAAGAACGGCAAAGAACAGCGTAAAGCGTTGCAGGTTCAGATTGCAAACTTAGATAATAAGTTCTACGAACTCAATATGTACATTCAATAGGATAAAATATTATGTCAAACCCAGACCATCTAAAGCAGATAAAGAGTGTTGCAGATGCATATGCTCAAATCAAAAATGCTGAAAGAGAAAAGGCAGTAGAGCAAGCGCAAGTTGAACAACCTACTGAAGCACCACAAGAACAGCCTCTTGAAGAAGATGCTGACCTTTCTATTGGTGCAGTCCAGAAACCCAAAGGTGCCAATGCATTTAAGAAGGTTACAAAAGGATTCCCTAATCGTGCGATTGCTGGCAGAGCATTAGACAAAGCCCGCAAAGTTGAAGCGAAAGAAGAAGACGAATTTGAACCTCACATGATGTACGACCCGAAAACGGGTAAAGGTTACAAAGCGAAGACGATGGCAGACCATCTCAAATACAAGGACATGGGATACACCCATGAGAAGCCTGAAGTTGAAGAAGGTAAGAAGAAGGGTGCAGTAACAATCAACCCCGACCTTGCTGAAGATGGGCATACTGATGTTGCTTCTGCAATTCGCAAATGTAAAACAATCATGGAAGATGCACAAGACATTATGACTGCACTTCAAGCAGTCGGTCCTGAAGACGATTTGCCTACATGGTGGACAAACAAAATGGCTGTCTCTGCGAACTCGCTAAATAGTATGAGAGACTACATTAAGAACCCTGGCGCATCTAAAGAATAGGAACATGACCGTGAAAAAGATTAAAGACTTTTTGCTAGAGGCAAAACCAAAAGATGATACATTGCCTCAAATCTATTGCGATATGGATATGGTATTAGTCGATTTCATTGGTGGTGCTAACAAAGCGTTAGAAGATGCTGGATTCCCTCAGAAGTTTAATGAGAAGGGACAGCACAACGAAAAAGATAAAAAGTGGGACGTTCTAAAAGGAGTAGACAAATTCTGGTTCAATCTCAAACCTATGTCAGATGGTCTCGCCCTCTGGAAGTTCATCGGAAAGTACAACCCGTACATTCTGTCTACACCAAGCAAGAGGATGCCCACAAGCAAACCAGAAAAGAAAAAATGGGTTGCAAAGTATCTAACAAAGCCAAAAGGAATTCTACTAGTCCCAAGAGAAGACAAACAGAAGTGGGCAGTCGAGAATGGACAGCCTAATATTCTCATTGATGACTATATAAAGAACATTAGAGAATGGGAAGCAAAGGGTGGTATTGGTGTGCATCACACAAGCACTTCAGCAACCATTTCAAAATTAAAGAAACTAGGTTTTAAATAAGGAGAAAACTATGTCACTACCAAGATGGGCGAAAGCACCAACAAAAGATGCAATTGCAACAGCACAAGGCTGGAAGACACCAAAGGGTGAATTGCTTGTATCTCACAAAGGTCTTGATGAAAAGATTAAGTTGATTGGTGGTAAGGGTACAACCACACCAGTTAAAGAAACTGTAGATGTTGCTACTGAAGCCGCCAAAGAGGCTGGTGAAGCAGTAAAGAAAGTAGCATCACCATTTAAAAAGAAGAAAAAGAAGTAAGTAGATGCCAAGAGGTTACCTTTCATCTGAGAAGAATATGATTGCACTTGGGCGTATGCACAAAGTTAGTTCTGTGCATAAGTTCGGTGGAAGAACAGGAATTCTTAATGGTTCAGCCCAAACTATTTGGGATGGCACGGGTGTGTACCCGTGGGGTTCTTTTGGGTGGTCAGATATCTCAACTCCACTTACTGTTACTGGTGCTTCTGATGCAGGTAAATCTATTACTATATTTGGTTTAGATGGTAACTGGGATGAGGTTTCAGAAACTATTGTAGTAGGCGCTTCAAGCACTGTACTATTCAAACGTGTTAATCGTGCGTATGTAGAGGGTTCTGATGTAAATGCTGGCGATATTTCAGTTACTAGGGGTGCTGTAGAAGTTCTAAAAATTAGTGAAGGTAAAGGTCAGACATTGATGGCGACTTACACTATACCCAGAAATCACACTGGTCTACTACAGAGCATAGAAGCATCTGCTTCGGCAGATAAAGACATGAAGATTGAAATGTACATTCGCAATAGTGAAACTGATACATTTCGAATACAACATATTGGTAATGTATTTAGAGGGCAGTATTCATACGAATTTGCAATTCCTCTTGCGTTACCAGCAACAGCGGATATTGATGTAAGAGTAATTGGGTATAGCGTTGATACTAATGCTCAAGTTGCATGTTCGTTTGATATTATTAACTATGAAGAAGACACTGATTACTAATCGGATAACTGATGAAAATATATAATTTGAATGAGAAGAATATTCTTCTTTATGCTATGCAACAATATGACAGTCCCGACATGGAACTTGAAGGCGTAAATGCTTTTGATACTGACTGGAAACATGTTAAATACATTAGAAGACTATTGAACAGGTATCAAAGCACTGGTGAGATTAAAGAGCGTTTGGTACTAAACCATATTATTGTATTAACAAATGTCTTTGGTATTGAGGGCGCAGTAAGAATACTATTTGCAAAGATGCCTAGTTATCAGTGGGACATTGTGAAGACGTTTTTAGTGTATCTTGCTTTTATGCCGAAAACAGTTAGAGGTATTCATGGTATGGATATTTTAGAAAGTAACATTACAATCAATGCTGATATAGCAGAAAAACTAAGAGAGTTATAAAAATGGCAATTACTGGAGTGTTTGACGCAGTTATAGCGTATCAATTCGTTAAGATGATATCTCAACCTTTCGATGAGTGGGAAGCGTATGAGATGGGCATCATTGACGAAAATGGTAAGTCATTGCGTAAGCGTAGCACGTTAAAATCTCAGAAAGAGAAGAATGCGTTTACTACATTTCATGTAATGGTCAGAAATATTAAACTGATTATGTCGAAACTCCCGGGCGGTAAATCAAAACTCATGTCATTTGCGGCGGCACTTTATCTTCTAAAAGAAGACCGTGACACCGATTTAAATAGAAAAGAATTGCATGAGGAACTTAACAAACTTATAAATAGTAATGAATTCAAGATGAATTATGTTGAATTTGTTGCCAAAGAAGATTATCTTAAAGAAGATATGTCTGCCGCAACAACTACAAGTGACGTTGCAATGGTAGACAAGCCGCTTGAATTTGCGGGCAATAGAGTATTTAAAGTACCAACATCAACTTTTATGAAAGCGAGACTAGGTAAGAAAAAGTACGCTAAGTGGTTTGATTATGTTGGAGAAGCACCAAATGCAGAAGACATTCGTACTTACGGTTTGAAGAACCCAAAGAATGCAGTGATTTTGCAAGACGAAAGTTCAGGCGCTATGATGTATCTAAGATACGGCAAGCGATAGTTTGAAAATCAATTTAGGATAATAAAATGGCATTAGCAAAATCAACGAAACTAGAAAAAGAAAATCTTGAAGTTCATGTAGATATGTGTGCTTTACGTTACGAAGCACTAGAAGGGCGACTATCTAAAGTAGAAGAAAAGTTAGTCGAAATATCTGAAACCATTCACAGTTCTCAACAATCAATGACTAAATCTATCTTTGCGTCAACTGCTACAATAGTTGCCGCGGCAATTTCTGTTATAGTAGCAATGGCAATGAGAGGTGGGTTTTAGTTCTCCAACATAGGAAACATGTAACCCGTCATGTCACAAAATACAGATAAATTAGAAAAGATAATACATCAGAGTAGTCGGTGGATTGTCTTTGGTTGTATCTCCCCCATAATATATGTCGCTGGCGCCCATGTTGCGCTAAGTTATGATGTAGTTAGTTTCGATAAAATCTATTGGTGTGCTTTAGGCATCGCCGCATTCATATGCTTGGTTTGGTGGTTCTGGGCGTTAAGGGTGATTATGACGATTGGTCTAATCACAGGAAAAGCAAAAAAAGACTTGACAAACGCCATAGATGATGTTAGAATGATTAAACAAGATGTAGAAGAGACTAATAAACTGTTTAAAGAAATCGTCAAGAAAACCAAATAATACTTGACAATTGACCAAAATGGTGCTATACTTACATTTATGAGTATGGCACCTTTTTTATTGCATGAGAGTACATTATGACGGCATTCGTTGACCACAAATATGTTGGACTAATCAGTCCAAGACTAGACAAGTTCACTCGTAAAGAGCAAAATCTTTACAACTTCAGATGTCCTATCTGTGGTGATAGTACAGCAAGCAAAACGAAGGCACGTGGTTATATCTACGAAAGAAAGAATGCATTGTATTTCCGATGCCACAATTGTGGTGCTTCAATGTCTCTTGGTAATTTCGTCAAATCTCTTGATGCAACACTCTACAAGCAATACACGTTAGAGAAGTATTCAGAAGGTAATACTGGTCATGGGCGTGTATCCAAGAAAACTCCACAAAACTTATTTGACTTTTCGGCACCAAAGTTTTCCAAGAAAAACACTAAATCTAGTGATATAGAGGGTCTTTGCCGTATAGATATATTACCAACCGACCATAAAGCGGTTGTGTATCTCAAGTCGAGAAAAATACCACAGTCAAAATATAAAAGACTATTCTATACAGAAAACTTTAAGAAGTGGGTCACTTCAATCTCAGATAGATATTCAACACTGCCTGAGAACGAAGAACGTATTGTCATTCCGTACTATGACCAACAAGGCAAATTATTCGCCGCCCAAGGTAGGAGCCTAGATGCCAATAATAAGATGCGTTACATCACTGTCAGATTTGATGAAGATACGCCTAAGATTTATGGTCTGGATTCCTGGGATAAGTCCCAACAAACATTAATAGTAGAAGGTCCTATTGATAGTCTGTTTTTAGAAAACAGTCTCGCAATGGGTGGGGCAGATATTCCCTTTGAACTATTTGATAAAGACAATACCATCATTGTATTCGACAATGAACCAAGAAATAAAGAAATCGTCAACAGACTGAAAAAAGTCATTGATATGGGATTCAGTGTTTGTTTCTTTCCAGACGTAGTGAAAGAGAAAGACATTAATGACATGGTACTTGCTGGTGCATCTTCAACCCAACTTATGAAGATTATACAGAAGAACTCGTACTCAAATCTGTCGGCACAACATAAACTCGTTAGTTGGAAGAAAGTGTAAAAAGGAATATATGGAAATGAACCAAACGATTATGGTAGAGAAAAGAGATGGTGCAAGGGTACCTCTCGACTTGAATAAGTTTCACAAAGTGGTTATGTGGGCGTGTAATAATATTGCAAATGTGTCTCCTTCTGAGATTGAAATCAAATCTCATATTCAGTTTTTTGAAGGTATGAAGACTACAGAAATACAAGAGACACTAATCAAAGCCGCCGCTGATTTGATTACTGAAGAAACACCTAACTACCAAACGGTTGCTGGTCGTTTAATCAATTACACATTGCGTAAAGAAGTCTATGGTCAATTCGAACCTAATGACTTCCTTTCGACAATCAAAACAAACGTTGAACTTAACAAATACGATGCAGAAATCCTTACTCTGTACACTGAAGATGAGTTGAACGAACTTGGTGCTTACATTAAGCATGAACGTGATGATGAGTTTACATATGTTGCAATGGAGCAGATGCGTGGGAAATACTTGGTTCAGAACCGCATCACAAAGCAATACTATGAAACACCTCAAATCATGTACATGATGATTGGTGCAACACTGTTCTCTTCATACACGAAAGACCGTATGCGTTGGGTTAAAGATTTCTATGATGCAGTATCGACATTCAAGTTGTCACTGCCAACGCCGATTATGGCGGGTCTACGCACACCAACACGACAGTTCTCTTCTTGTGTTCTGATTGAGAGTGATGACAGTCTGAAGTCAATCAATGCGACTTCTTCATCTATCGTCAACTACATTTCACAGAAAGCAGGTATTGGTATCAATGCTGGTCGTATTCGTGCGTTGGGTCAACCCATTCGCAATGGCGATGCGATGCACACAGGTTTGATTCCGTTTTTGAAGTTGTTTCAAGCATCTGTAAAATCATGTTCACAAGGTGGTGTTCGTGGTGGTGCGGCAACAGTCTATCTTCCAGGGTGGCACTTAGAGTTTGAAGACCTCGTTGTATTGAAGAACAATAAAGGTACAGAGAACAACCGTGTTCGTCAGATGGATTATGCGTTTCAGTTGAATAAGTTGATGTACACTCGCTTGATTACTGGTGGTAACATTACTCTATTCTCACCAGACGAAGTACCTGACTTGTATGATGCATTCTTTGCTGACCAAGATAAGTTTGAAGAGTTGTATGAGAAGTATGAACGTTCTCGTACAGTCACAAAGAAAACTATACCCGCACAAGAGTATTTCTCTGCACTGATTACAGAACGTAAAGACACTGGTCGTATCTACATTATGAACGTAGATAACGCTAACAATCACAGTTCATTTGATGAGAAGCAAGCACCAATCAAGCAATCAAACTTATGTTGTGAGATTAATCTACCAACAAATCCGCTTGATGATATTGCTGATGAGAATGGCGAGATTTCACTTTGCACGTTGTCTGCTATCAATTGGGGTGCATTCACTAAACCAGAACAGATGGAAAAGACATGTGAAATTGCAATTCGTGCGCTAGATGCATTGCTTGACTATCAGAACTATCCTGTCAGAGCGGCAGAGATTAGCACAATGAACAGACGCCCGTTGGGTGTTGGTATCATTAACTTTGCATACTTTCTTGCGAAGAATGGTGTCAAATACGATGAGAGTGCGTTTGAACTTGTTGACGAATGGGCGCAACATTGGTCATACTACCTTATCAAAGCATCTGTTGATTTAGCAAAAGAAAAGGGTAAAATCCCCTTGACAAATCAAACGAAATATGCTAATGGTATACTTCCAGTTGATACTTACAAGAAAGATGTTGATGATTTGATTCCGCACGTTGATAAAGTAGACTGGGCAGGATTGCGTGAAGAACTGAAAGAACATGGTATTCGTAACTCCACATTGATGGCGTTGATGCCAGCAGAAACTTCTGCACAAATCAGTAATTCAACAAATGGTATCGAACCGCCTCGTGCGTTAGTATCAGAGAAGCAATCTAAAGATGGTATTATGAAGCAGGTTGTACCTGGCATTCACCATCTGAAGAAGAAGTACGATTTGCTATGGGACCAGAAAACACCTGAGGGGTATATCAAACTAACTGCAATCTTGCAGAAATACATTGACCAAGGTATCTCAGTCAATACTTCATACAACCCAGTGAACTATGAAGATGAGAAGGTGCCAATGTCTGCATTGCTGACTGACCTATTGACTTGCTACAAGTATGGTCACAAACAACTCTACTACAACAACACCTTTGATGGTCAAGGTGAAGTTGAATTTAAAGAAGATAAGACCGTAGAACTTGATGAGATTGAAGACGAAGAAAACTGCGATAGTTGCACAATATAAGGAAAAGAGAAAAAAATGAGTTATTCAGTATTTAATACAGAGAACAAGAAAAGTCACTTGGAAAAGACTATGTTCTTTGATGAAGGTGTTGATGTTGCACGATACGACCAAGTTAAGTACCCACAGTTTGAGAAGTTGACAGACAAGCAACTCGGTTTCTTCTGGCGACCAGATGAGGTTGATTTGGGCAAAGACCGTAAAGATTTTGCTGACTTGACTGACCATGAGCGACATATTTTTACGTCAAATCTGAAAAGACAAATTCTGCTAGATAGTGTGCAAGGACGTTCACCCAACATGGCGTTTCTGCCTGTTGTATCTATTCCAGAACTTGAAACATGGATTGAAACATGGTCATTTTCAGAGACTATACATAGTCGTAGTTACACACATATTATTCGTAATGTTTATAGCAACCCAAGCAAAGTCTTTGATGAGATTACAAGTATCAAAGAGATTGCAGATTGTGCAGAAGACATTTCGAAGTATTATGATGGTCTAATTGATGGGTCTATGTGGTATCAATTGCTTGGCGAAGGTACCCACACAGTAAATGGTAAGAAAGTAGAAGTAAATCTGTATGAACTCAAAAAAGCACTATACTTGTCTATGATGAGTGTGAACATCCTTGAAGGTGTTCGTTTCTATGTGTCTTTTGCGTGTTCATGGGCATTTGCAGAACTGAAGAAGATGGAAGGTAATGCGAAGATTATCAAGTTTATCGCAAGAGATGAGAACTTGCACTTGGCATCAACCCAACAGATTTTGAAGAACATTATCAAAGATGACCCTGATTTCGAAAAGATTGTAAAAGAAACTGAAGAAGAATGCATCAAAATGTTTACTGATGCAGTACAGCAAGAGAAAGAGTGGGCAGAATATTTGTTTAAAGATGGGTCAATGATTGGTCTGAACAAAGAACTTCTGTCTGATTACATTGAATGGATTGGCGCAAGACGTATGCAGAGTGTGGGATTGCAATCACCCTATAAAACGTCACAAGCAAATCCACTCCCTTGGACACAGAAATGGATTAGTGGGTCGTCAGTACAGGTTGCGCCTCAAGAGACAGAAATTTCATCGTATGTGATTGGGGGGGTAAAACAAGATGTTGACAAAGACACATTTAAAGGAATCAGCCTATAATGACAATAAAAGTAGTAGACTTCAAATGCGAAGCCTGCGGTTCATCGTATAGTTTACGATATCTTGAGGAAGAGACCAACGATTTAACACCAGAATTCTGCCCTTTTTGTTCAGAAGAAATTACTGCTTCTGATGAAGAGTGGGACGATATAGCACTATTTGACTATATTGCACCCGAAGAGAAGGACGAAGTGGACGACTGGGAATGAAGCATAAATAGTTCATATAATCACAATATGGACTATTTATGATACACGTTGGCATTGACTATAGTATGACAAGCCCTGCGGTTTGCGTTCACGAAGGTGAAGTATTCGCATGGAACAACTGTCGGGTTTATTATTTAACTAAGACTAAAAAATTTGAAGGGGTGTTCGGTAACATTATCGGACACCCTTATCCTGATTTTGCATTCCCAGAACAGAGGTTTAATAACATATCTGAATGGGTTATGGAATTACTGACTATTGCTGGTGGTGCAACAGTTGGGTTAAATGCAGACATGTCTATCACTATAGAGGGTTACTCTATGGGCAGTAAAGGACAAGTCTTTCATATTGCTGAGAATACGGGTCTTCTCAAGCATAAACTGTGGAATCACAGAATACCATTCGACACACCCGCCCCCACAACTATCAAAAAGTTTGCGACAGGCAAAGGCAACGCCCCCAAAGAGCGAATGCATGAATGCTTTGTAACTGAGACTGGCGTTGACCCAGCATCTATACTTGACTGCAAACCAAACGGCAACCCATGTTCTGATGTTGTTGACGCATATTACATGTGTAAATATTCTTTCGAAAATACTCCAAAATAACCCTTGACATTATCCTCTGACCGTGTTACATTACAGATGTAGCATTGATAAGGAGGATTCATATGCGAGTAGTTCACTATGTAGGTATGACTGAATCCCAATATCAACGGGCACGTCAAATCTTTGGTTCGCCTGCTTACTATCATCGCTGGATGGATGACCGTGTTATGTCTGAAGTTGCAGAGGATGATGTTGTCGTTGTTGGTGACGCTACTCACCGTCAATGGGTTTGGGATGCAAGTGCTGTCCCTAGTTGTTACACTGATTAGGGAGGGTTGATTGACCTGGGGTTCAGAAAAAGAAGAGCAAATCAGACTAAGAATTCAATTGAGTGTTGCGGCATATGCATACGAAATTGATAACAATAGTATCATGTCTGATGCTGAGTTTGATGAGAAGTGTCTGTTGATTGACCCAGACTTCAAAACTGGTAATCGAAAGATGGACAACTTCTTTAAGAAACACTTTGACCCATCAACAGGTCAGTGGATTCATAAGCACCCAGAAAAAAGAAAAATAAATGGGATTTATACCAAATTTTACCAAAATAACCCTTGACATTTAGAGCAAGAAGCATTATATTATTAGTATAGACAGTGAAAAGAGGAATACAAGATGTCAAACATTACTCATTTAGAAAACGGTGCGGCGATTAAAAACGATGTAATTGAAGCGTTTTATAAAGCAGTAAACAATCCTGAAAATCTCCACCAAGGCGGTGGTGTCAATTGGAACTTTGTCGATGCTGATTTGAACCTTGACCTTGGGATGTTCTATTCTTCTGAATATCTATTTGAGTGTTTTGATGTTCTTGTAAACAAATATTTTGAAAATAATAACGGCGGATTTATTATCAACTAACATTAATATGGGGTGGTGGGCAAAATGGAAACCTTGGCAACACGGCTGGGCAGTACAGTACAATGGAATGCGTTCTTTGCAATGGTTAATGATTTAGGTTCTCAATTGAATGAACGGCAACTAAGATTTCTAAAAGCACGATTGATTGAAAGTGCAATCGCACGAATGTCAGAGGGACAGATTGATTGGGTTGATGATATTGGGCAAGACCATCAGTTCGGTGATGTACGAATTGAAACGAAGTTTTGCACTAACTCTCTGACAACAGCAAAGGGTGGTCCTAAGAAGGGTCATGCTACTTCTGAAATTAAACTCACAAACACGTTAGGGTCTTCTGATGGACGTTCTCTTCCAGACACATTTGACTATCTTCTTATCGTTGACACTGATGCTTGTGCAATCGTGTCTCGCAACAAACTCTTGCCTCATGTCACCAGTGCTGGTGATGGTCTCAAAGCAAAAGTCCCGTTTGTTGACCTAGAATGGGTGGCAAAAATTGATAAAAATGCCTTGACAACGGGGTATAAAGTCAGTATAATGGAACAAGTTGATGACATGCTGTTTAGTGTTGCTGATGACTATATCGCTATGTTTCGGGATGAAAAAGACCAAATTAGTCCAAATTAACCCTTGACAGACACTAAAACATCTGCTATACTGCACTAGTAAAATGAAAAAAGGAATGATTATGTTAGATACATGTGAAAATTGTTATGAAGAAGCAGTTCTTGTGAAAGCACAAGGTATGCAAGTGTGCAACTCTTGTCAGCAAGACATGGGTGGCGAGTTTGAAGATGATACATTCTTGATGGATACCAACGATATGGTTGGTGTGATGTCTGATGATGATGTTATCGACATGTTCAAAAATGAGTACGTTGGGTACTAAATAAATTGAGTTGTGAAAGATAGTGGTGTCATACATCGTTTAGAGCGTTCTGCTCCACCACTATCAGGTAAGGTTTCGTTGTAATCCCACACGCAGGACGAAACAGAGATATTCAGCCGGGGCGGGGGGCGTGAGTATCACCTATTACTAGACTACTTTCTGGATGCGTCCGTGTAGAGGGCAGGCCTCCTGAAAGCACTGTTAATTAGTTTCAATCAAACCAGAGCGGCATCGTCAATAAGTCCGTGCGGAGCGATTGGAGATACTAGGGGCGTATCCAGTGAGTAGTCTATTTAACGGAGATTAGCGCAGTCTGGTAGCGCATCTGCTTTGGGAGCAGAGGGTCGTTGGTTCGAATCCAGCATCTCCGACCAATTATATTAATGAAACAATGGAGGTTTATATGAGACAGCAAATGGTACAAGCGTTGATTGCACATGCGGAATCGCATATTGCAAAGCATAAGATGAACGTTGAAGTTTTTCTAACTAACCCAGTGGGCGTTGGTGAGCATCCAGCAATCATGGATTCTATTGAAGCAGAACTCAATGAGATTGCGACATATGAAGACCAATTAGAAGTCCTCAACAAGCATTTTGCAGTCTAATGCATCTTAAAGATTACGTCAAAACATACGACCAATTCTTAGATGAAGCATCATGTGATGCACTGATTGGTCAGTTTGAGAACAATAAGAATATCGAATATCACGATACAGATTTGTATAAGTTCGAACAACTTAATCTGAATACATCAGGTTTAGGTGGGGTAGCAGAACAAATCTGTTCTGGTCTTTCGAATATCTTCTCTCAGTATTTTGAAGAAGTTGGCGTATCTGAGTATATTGGTATTCAAGGGTTTGAACAACTTCGTATTAAGAAGTATTACAAGAACTCTGATTACCAATTTAAGACCCATATTGATGTTGCTGATGCTAACTCTATGAAGAGGTATCTGATTGCAATCATCTATTTAAATGATAATAATGGCGCAACTGAGTTTCCTCAGTTGGGTATTTCTAATACACCACAGAAAGGTAACGTCATCGTATTTCCGCCCACTTGGCAATATCCTCATGCAGGGTTAATTCCAACTGACACGGACAAGTACATTATGATGACTTCACTACATTATACATAATGAGTATTCCTTCTAATCAAAAGGCAAAACCTACAGTGGATAAAAATCTATTAAGTATTCTTGGTGCCAATACATGCCCTATGTATTCTGGTAAAGCACTTGCAACCCTTCACTCAATCTATATTTCAGGCGACATTCAAAGTCCTGAGAACTACACAGATGCCTTTGAATTAATCAGGCAATGTGGTGAGAATGATATTATCAAAATTCATATCAATTCTCATGGTGGTGATTTATTCACTGCGGTTCAGTTTATGAGAGTGTTAAAAGAAGCAGAATGTAATATCATCTGTTCCGTTGAAGGTGCATGTATGTCTGCGGCAACTCTAATCTTCTTGGCGGCAGACAGTTTTGAAATCAGTGACCACAGCGCATTCATGTTCCATAACTACTCAACTCGCATGGCGGGCAAGGGTGGCGAACTGTATGATAGCATTACATTCGACAGAAAGTGGTCTGAAGATATGCTGAAAACTGAATATGAAGGTTTGCTAACAGAAGATGAAATTGATAGTGTCTTGAACAACAAAGACATTTGGTTCAGCGCCGATGAAATGGGCGATAGGCTTGAAGGCTTCGTAGAACTTAAAAAGAAGAAGCACGAAGAAGAGCAAAAAAACTCCAAAAAAGATGAAAAATAACCCTTGACAATTCTCCAACCACCTGTTAGTATATACAAGTAAATAAAGAGAAAGTAAATTATGAAGAAAGATAAAGTGATATTGACAGACGCAGATGGCGTCTTACTAGACTGGGAATATGCATTCGACTATTGGATGCAACGTCACGGTTATAAAGTAGTCGTAGAAAACGTCTACGAAATGGAAATTAAGTATGATATGCCACGAGGCGATATGAAGCGTCTTATTCGCATGTTTAACGAGAGTGCTTGGATTCGAAAGTTGCCACCTTTGCGTGATGCAATCAAGTACATCAAAAAACTCCACGAAGAACAAGGGTACATATTTCACTGTATCACAAGTTTGAGTGATGACGTTTATGCACAACATTTGCGTACAAAGAACTTGCGTGAACTGTTTGGCGACAGTGTGTTTGAGAAGTTTATCTACCTAGACACTGGTGCTGATAAAGACGAAGTTCTTGAGTTGTACAAAGATACAGAATGTATCTGGGTTGAAGACAAATACGAGAATGCTCTATGTGGGCATAAATTTGGTTTGAACGCCTTTCTCATGGGTCACATGTTTAATGCTGGCTGTACTGAGAATGTAAATCGAGTGAACAACTGGAAAGAAATATATAATTACGTTACAGCGTAACACTGTAGCAACAATTTCTGCCCGTAGTTCAACTGGATAGAACAACGGTCTTCTAAACCGTAGGTTGCAGGTTCAAGTCCTGCCGGGCAGGCCATATAACTTGTTGGAGTAAGCAATGTTTAATAAGATTAAAAAAATGTTTAACGAGTGGCTTGCAAGCAAAGAGGCAAAAGTACCCAAATATCTGGGTCGAAAATAATCCAAATTAACCCTTGACATTATGAAATACATGATGTATAATGGTTTACATAATTGAGGTAACGATTGCACCTTGATGACAGTGACTTGAAGCAATCATTATAAGAGTGAGAAAATATATGACTAGAGCAAAAAACGGACGTTTTGTAAAAACTCCACAGGCAACTAAAATTCTTAACGCATTGACAAGTGGTGATACATTCACTGCACGACAAGCGGCAAAGCGTTTCAACATGCCTGTTGCAAATGTAAGTAAGCGCATTTATGACCTGCGTAGCGAAGGCTACTGTGTCTATGCAAATCGTGTAACTGGGTCAACTGAAGTATCGTATCGTATTGGTACACCTTCAAAGGCGATGATTGCCGCGGCATTTAGTGCTGGCGCAGACTTCTCCTAAGACTTAGTTGAAATGGCATATGGGGCGCTTCGGCGTCCCATTCTCTCTTGAGGATTTATTATGAGTTATTCTCCAAATTACGACTTTAACAAAGACCTGCCAATCGCTCAGAAAACAGAACGTGATGTTGCTAGTTTTTTGGTCGAGAAAGCGGAAATGAAATTTCTTGGTGATAATGACGATAATAAGTATGACCTCTTGATGCAGACAAGAGAAGGTCGGGAAATCACTATCGAAGTGAAAGAAGACTTCTCTTGTCAACGCACAGGTAATGTTGGTGTTGAATTCGAATGTCGAGGTAAACCCTCTGGTATCGAAACTTCACAAGCAGACCTGTATTTGTATAAAGTACATGAACCCGACGGTAAACAGCGTTTATACGTCATCAAAACATCCTTATTGAAAAAGATGATTAGAGAAGAAAAATACTTCCGTATTGTCTGTGGTGGTGACCCAGGTTCAAATTCCATGAACTATTTGTTTAGATTAGATGTCATTAAAGATAACTTCTCTAAATTAGGACTTGCACCATGAAAGTAACACAGAAACAATCTGAAGCACCATTCTGGAAATCAAATGTTCAGAAAGGTAATGTGAAAGCATCACTTGAAGATGTTCTTGAAAAGATGGCTGTAATTGAAGCGAAGTTAGACCTGCTACTTGAGAGCAAAGGCATCGAATATAATACTGAAGATGATGCTGAAGAAGATGCTGGTTGGGTTACAAATCGAGGAGATTAGCATGGGCATGATGCCAATATATTATTCGACAACCAATACGAAAAAGCGAAAGCAGAAACGTAAACCTGGTTGGCAACAACGTGAAGCAGAACACGCTAAATTCTTGAAGTCGATGGGCATTGACCCTGACAAAAAACCTAAAAAGCGAGAGTTTGTTGAATACAAACCAAAGCGAGATATCTTTGTAAGGGAAACGCCAGACTATCCATCATGCAGTAACAACATTGGTGGAGTAGCGGCAGTCAGAGAAACGCCTCAATACACAGGCACTTTGATTAAAGGTATCGCAACAATGCACAAGTCAAACGCTGTTCCTATTATCAATAAAGAACAAGCGACTGACATTTCGAATATGTCAAAATAAGGAAACTAAAATGTTCAATACAAAAACGCAATATACAATGTCTTCATATCAGTATGATGCTGATGATGACAGTGGTTGGAACAACACATCAGAAATCAATATTCAAAAAACGTTTAGTGATGAAGATGCAAGAGACCTGTCAGAGATGTTCTTGTCATTCTTACAAGCCAATGGTTTCACATGGGCAAAGGGCGTATCAGTAATTACAGACACAGGCAATGAGCATAAAACCGATGACTATGACAGTTACTTGGATGATGTTGATACGTCATGGGACGTAGATTATGGTGAACAGCCTCACTTCAACTTTGATAGCATTACAGAGAGTGATGTAAACCTTGAGATTACACCTGAACCTGCTAATGTCGAAGTTACTGGGTATAGCACTGAAAGCATCTGGTCACAACCTCCAGCATATGCTAGTGTGAATGTTCGCACAAGCATCAATGATGCAACCCCATCAGAGTGGGATGATGTTGCCAAAAAAATGGCAGATAGTGTAAATAATACCAAATAAACCCTTGACACTTGAATAACCTTGTGCTATGATGTTTGTATCGAATGTGAAAAAAGGTCTATATTATGAAAACAGAAAAGTTTGGTATTCTTGATGTTGTTACTGCTTCAATCGTATGTATTGAGCAAGACGGCTTTGTATCTAAGAAAGATGCAGACGTAAACACACCATCAACTGCCAGTCGGGTACAAGAATTTCTTCTTCGCTACCCTACCGATGAAATATCTGAGATGCTACAACATCGGTTCCCCGAAGCGGCTGAACTCATAGAATGGGCAAAAGAAACTGGCAACCTTCGTGGTGACTTCGGTCACACTATCAGGCAGATGCTTGAGAAGGGTGCCATTTCTCTCGCCCAAGTCGCTTTTCTAGTAACACTCCCCAACCAACGAACAATATCGCAACAACGGGCGAAGGCGGCTGATGCTCAGGCAGAGGCTTCGTCAGGTTCTGAGTGGTTTGGGGTTGTGCGTAAACGTGATGAGTTTTTTGTCAAATTGACTGAAAAGAAATTTGTAGAACGCTTTGGTTCATACATATATAAAGTGGTCACCCGTGACGGTAACATCGGTTCGTTCTTTTCACAGACTAAATTTAAAATTTCAGTAGATGATTGCTTTGTTATGAAAGCGACACCAAAGCGCCACATCGTATCAGAGTGGCATGGTGGAAAAGAAACTCAATTCAACCGTGTAGTAATTAAGGAAATAATTGGTCAAAAGGAGACAGAAAATGTATAAGACAATAGCAATCGCACTCGGTGCGACAGTTCTATCGACAGCGGCATTGGCAGAAACAGTACAGGTGCCCATTATCAACAAGACACCAATCTATGCTCAACAGTCTGAGTTTATTGGTAATGTACAAGAATGTACGCAATATCAAACCCAAAGTCAGAACAACAATGGTGTGTTCAACGGCGCAGGGCAAGCACTTAAAGGCAATGGCGATGCATTGTTTGGTGCGATTATTGGTGGTGTAGTTGGTAATCAGTTTGGTGGCGGTAAAGGTAAAGATGCGGCAACTGCACTTGGTGCAATCATTGGTTCGAACATTGGTGCAAATACAAATCAACCAAGTCGCCCGACAACTACAACAGTTTGTCAAGATGTACCACAATATCGTGAGGTTCAAGTGGTCACTGGTTATCGTGTGAAGTATCGTTTTAATGGTGCAGTCTATACTACAAAGTATCATAAAGACCCAGGTTCATATGTGACTATTCAGACGCAGACAACCCATAGTGTAAAGAAATGATAATGCACTACACGATATACTCAAAGGATGCCTGTTCTTTTTGTGACAGAGCAAAACAACTGGCTGAAAGCGATGATTTGCAACACACAATCATAAAACTTGGGCGTGACATTGAGCGTGATGCACTACTTGAAGCAATTCAATATTATGGTCATGGGCGTACAATGCCTATGATTGTAGGTGAAGATGAGCATGGCAACCGTCAATTGATTGGTGGCTTTGCTGAATTTAATAAACATGTAAAAGAAACTAGAGGATAAATTATGTCTATTGTGACTTATGATGATATGAAGGCACTCCTTCAAAACGCAGTATCGAATGTAACGTTCACCAAAAAGAATGGTGATGAGCGTATTATGCAGTGTACACTGATGCCTGAGCATCTACCTGCTGTTGAAGTGAAAGAAGATGCAGAGAAGACAGAGAAAGCAGTCAATACTGATGTTCTCGCTGTTTGGGACTTACAGGCAGAAGGTTGGCGTAGTTTCCGACTGGATTCTGTGAAAAAATTTGATATTGTACCAAATTAACCATTGACAAACTTAATCAAGCCGTGTAGGATACTCTTATAATGATAAAGGAGACAGTCTATGCCTAAAGCAAAAAGAAGTCGTAACGTTACAATACACGACAGTATGGGTCCAGAACCTACATGGCTTGACCAAAACGATTTGAGTGAATTCGAACTCAAAATCAAAATCGGCAATGCGCTGAATTGGTACAACTATTTCTATGACAAGAAGAAGGGCAAAACAACGCTGTTATCCTTCTTGAAAAAGCGCAAGTACGATGCTGAGACAATCAAGTTCGTACAGAAAGCACCTGACTGGTGTATCGGTTCTACTATTGTTGCCATTGCAAAGATGCGTACAAATGGTCTTGAACGTCAAGTTCCAGGTGGAAACACTGATGACTTCTTTGAAAGTCGTTTGGCGAATATTGTCGCACAAGGCAAATTAGCAGTAGAACCTGTAGAAGAAGACAAGCCTGCGGCACCCGTAATATCAATCAAACAACGCACATTCGAAAGCGCCTGCAAACAAGCAGAACCTATCGAACAAGCGATTGAAGAGTTTACCGAGGGTGGTTACAAGAAGTCTGATTTCGATTGCTTCAAGTTTCTTCGGTCTCAACAAATCAAGGGTGGCATTGCTAAGGTAATGAAAGACCTATACATTGGTGAGGCAGAAGAGTTAGAAGAGGCTTTGGCTGGTACTTGTGAGCAATTGAATGAGGGTTACTCCCACATGAAAAAAGCACAACTGAAAAAGTATGCGGCATTCATGCGTAGTATATGTGATGACCTCGACCGTTGGGTATCGAACCAGAAAGCAGTTCGTAAACCTCGTAAAGCAAAAGCGAAACCAATCGGCAAGATTGTCGAAAAGATGAAGTTCGCCCGTGCTAATGAAGAGTACAAGTTGCAAAGTATCTCGCCAGAGAAGGTGATTGGTGCTGACCAACTATGGGTCTTCAATGTGAAGTATCGAACACTCGGTGTCTACAATGCAATGGGTCCTAGTGGCTTGACAATCAAAGGCACAACTTTGCAGGGCTTTGATGAAAAGACTTCGAAGAAGAAGAAACTACGCAAACCAGAAGAGGTGTTAAAGCGATGCTTGACTGGTGGTAAGATTGTATTGCGTAAGGTACTTGATGAAGTCAACTCTAAGGAAAGCGCACTGAATGGTCGCTTGAATGAAGAAACAATTTTGTTGAGGGTAATGTAATGAGTTTCAATTTAATAAGTTTTTTAGTGGTCTTGGGTCTGGGTTATCTTGTTCTACAGGCACTCGCATGGCTGTTTATTTTCGTCATGTTTGCAATATAAACTTGACATACCATGCATTGCCTGCTATAATGCATATATAGAATGAAATTAAAGGTGTAAATAAAATGATATTAGTAGACTTAAATCAGGTTATGATTTCAAATCTTATGATGCAATTGGGCAATCATACAAACGTTGAAATCGAACCTAACCTCATTCGACACATGGTGTTGAATTCACTTAGAGCATACCGTTCGAAGTACAAAGACAAGTACGGCGAACTTGTAATCTGTTGTGACAATCGACACTACTGGCGCAAAGAGGTATTCCCTTACTACAAAGCAAGTCGTAAGAAGACCCGTGAAGCATCAGAGATTGATTGGACGGCAGTGTTCGAAACTCTGAATACTATCCGTGATGAGATACAAGAGAACTTCCCATACAAGGTGTTGAACATTCGTGGCGCAGAAGCAGATGATATCATCGGTACACTCGCACAGAAGTATCACGCCCATGAGAAAATTCTTGTCTTGTCAGGTGATAAAGACTTCATGCAATTGCAACGCTATCCCAACGTTGACCAATACTCGCCTATTATGAAGCGTTGGTTGCGTACAGATAACGCACTGCAATTCTTGAAAGAGCATATCGTTAAGGGCGACCGAGGCGATGGCATCCCTAACTTCTTGTCGAAAGATGATGTATTCGTTACTGGCGGTCGTCAGAAACCCGTACAGAAGAAGAAACTTGAAGTGTGGGTTGATAGCGAACCAGAACAATTCTGTGATGATAACATGATGCGTAACTGGAAGCGTAATGAAATGTTGATTGACTTGACTAAGACACCGAAGAACATCGTTGAAGATATTCTCAATACGTTTGAGAATTACGAAGTTCCTCCTCGTAGTGGTCTGTTGAACTTCTTCATCAAAAACAAAATGCGTATGATGATGGACAATCTTCAAGATTTCTGATTTACTAAATAGTAGGTAATCAATCAAAACAGAGGCACCCATGTCAGACAACATCGAAGACAGAATTGTAACCGTAAACAAAGACGGCAAAGACTACACTGGAGAAGTACGACAGTTTAGAGAACGTGTGTCTTGTGTTGTATGGGTGCCTTCAATCAAAGAGACTATCACAGTCTCGTATGCAGATGATGCAGGTCGTCCTGGCTTCTATCAGAACGAAGATGGAACCCATCTGACATATCACTTTAAGAGTTCGTCTAACTCTGGTAAGATATGGACTAAAATCCGTACGCCTAAAAAGACTGTCACCACATAATACTTTAGCAACAAAAGGCAATACACTATGAACAATCATTCTCAGGAGCGAGAGACCGCTTCCGTAAATGACTTATTCAATGATGAATTAATTGTTAAGAAGTCTAAATCTGAACGTAAGCAAGAAAACAAGCGTAAAAAGCGTTCATTTCAAAACCTAGTTCGTCAAGGCAACTTCGAAGATATTGAAGATTGGGACGAATATTTAGAGGGTTAATACCAAAATAAACCAAATTAACCCTTGACATATACCTGGGTTTGATGTATATTATGAACTGTTGTTGGGGATTATTTCAACAACGTAACCAAAGTGAGTTATATTATGAGTAAAGTAAGCGACTTAATCCTAGACATTGACGAAGAGTTATACGATGCAATGCAGAAGCGTGTCGAAAACGCTGACCTGTTAAGCATTGCACAAAAACTCAAAGTTCCCTTTGACTGGGTAGAAGCACGTTATAAAGAACTTTTAGAGGATTGGTAGAATGTTAGACTTTATTGGTTGGTATGAAATATCAATACTTGCAGTGATTGCAGGTGCATATATTCATGGTCAACGCACAGGCATGAGACAGAACCTTGAGGCTGGTGTAGAACTTACACTTGAGACCCTAGAGAAGCAGGGTGTCATTAAGGTGTGTTCAGACACTGGAGAAATCAAAGGTGTTGCACAACCTGAATAGCGGGTATGCCGAAAAATCATTATAAATAACCCCATTTTCAAGATGATGCGTTATATATAAATTGGTAGGACAGTAGGACTGCCGCACTTCAACATATCATAACATATCATACAGAATAGAAGGGATTAATGTAATGGCTACATTAACAGGGGTCGAGTTCGGCTTCCCAGACGTTGCGGGCTGGGTTAAAAATATCCGCAAGAAAATGGAACATAATCGCAATGTCAGAATTACAATCAATGAACTGTCTAAACTTAATGACAGAGAATTGAATGACATGGGTATCTCCCGTTGTGATATCAAATATATCGCAAACTCAAGTGTTGAGACTTCATCTAACCCTAACTTGAAGGGGTGGATATAATGGAAGTCGTAGGAAACACACCAGTAGAAGCACCTAAGATTGTAAAAACCTTTGGCACATATGTATTAGCATTTGCAATGGGTGTATGGGCATTTGGCGAAAGCGCAGGTCGTGCAAGAGCGGCGGCAGAACTATCTCGTTTAGGATATCACAAAGAAGCAAAAGAGTTGATGCTTAGAAAAGATTAATGATTTTCTCTATTGCTTTTGATAGGGTATCCATATAAGATATTAGTATAGCAATTTCGCTATATTTTATTAGGAGATATTTTATGTGGACAACACCAACAGCAACAGAGATGAGATTTGGTTTCGAAGTAACGATGTATGTTATGAATAGATAAGACGGTTACTAGAAACACCAGAGAAATGGGGACGCCAACAGCGTCCCTTTTTTTCCTTGACAAATGGTCTTAAATCGTGTATATTGTATAAATATAGTGCGCCATATTAGGAGGACGCTATGTATGTTATTAGGGTAGAATTCCCAGACGAAGATAAGTATGCATATGTGACAAATGATGACGGTGAACTAAAGTATTTTCGACAATATGAAGATGCTGTTAAAGAAGCAAAGATATATGAAGATAGTGAACATTGGGTTCAGATTATAGAGAGACAAAACGATGAAAGTATTCCTTGGTCCATATGAAGATGATGATGAACGCAGAGAAGAGGTTCAAATCCATAACTATGACACATGGTCTATGGACCATACACTTGCGTTGATTATTGAACCTATGCTTAGACAGTTGAAAGACACAAAGCATGGGGCACCATATGTTGAACCAGAAGATGTACCTGAAGAGTTACGTCCATCAGAGAAAGATGAGTACGGCACTGATGATACTCACTTCAAACGTTGGGATTGGGTCTTAGATGAGATGATATTTGCATTTGCATCATTGAACGGTGACTACGAAGAGAAGTACAGTATTGATATTGAGGGTTTACGCAAGATAGAACAACGAATAGATAGAGGCTTTGAACTGTTCGGTAAATACTACAGAGGACTATGGGACTAAAAATATGTGGGAATTATGGTGTAAAGCGATAGGCGAGAAAGCATATGA